TAATGGATTCATGAGAAGCCTTAGAAGACTTTCGAGTGATGTGACACACAGACAAAGTGATATACCTTCTCTTGTTAAAAGATTAGGTAACCATTTATACAGTTCAGATATGACTGCATTTACGGACCGATTCCCAAGGAAACTTGAGGTCAGTCTTATTAACGCAGCATACGGTGCTGAAATAGGTGGGTTATGGGAACAAGTTGTCTCACAACGTTATTTTAGTCACCCTTTGGGTGATGTCAAATACGTCTGTGGCAACCCCATGGGCTTGTTAAGCTCATGGCCCGTGTCAACACTAACACATCATGCTGTAAAGCAATGGTGTGCTTATAAATTAGGGATAAAGAATTACAATTATCTAATCCTTGGTGATGACACTCTTGATAGTGATTCCAGGGTCTATAAGTTATACCTGGAGACTATTCAAAGGCTCGGTGTTTCCATATCACTCTCTAAGTGCACTCAAAGTGAATCCGGTTCAACCGAATTCGCAAAGAGGCTCTTTCTCAAAGGTGAAGAAGTTACAGGTCTCCCTGTTTTCTTAATCGAAGAGATACGCACAAAACCTGAACAAACTCTAGAGTTTGTTAGGTTGATGCGAGAGAGAGGGTACGAGGATGATTATCTCGGCCCAGCTTTGGTTTCTCTATTATCGAACCACAAAAGTGGTAAGATGATAGCAGACATGTTGTCTCTTCCGGAATCAGTGACTGGAATGCCTCCATTGTTGGAGGTTAAACCAGAAAGCTGGGGATACTCATTGAGTATCCTACCAGAGGAGAGTCTAGATGAACTAGTACGTATTTCACGTAACTATGTTTTCTGGACATCAACAGTCGGGATTAACAAGCCCGACTCACCAAAGAAAGTCTGTCAAATAACAGTAGAACCAAACCATCCGTTAGTGTTCGCACTTAGCGAACAACTAATGGATTATCTTCCAGAAACGGAAGATGAGTTTAGTATCTACAACTCATGGATGAAAGGAGATTATCGAAAGATGGCAAATGTGCCAAATATCTACACGTATAGGTACTACAACAAAGGACATTATGTCACTAAGTGTAAGTACGACGTGCTTCATGCTCTGCTAGCTTTAGCTAATGGAGACATGAACATCCCTTTACATAACCCTACAAAACTTTCGAATTTTGACTTGTTCGAATTGGGTTTTAAAGTAGCTCAAGATGAGTTACTACCATAGGTACAGTATAGTACTGTGTCACCCGGGAGTTTAAGCCTCGAAAGAGG